CTGCTTCTTGCTGGTCCTGCTGGATGTGGTAAGACAACAGTTGCTAAGGCACTGTGTAATGAACTTGGAGTAGATGTATATGTCATCAATGGATCTGACGAAGGTAGATTCCTCGATACTGTCCGAAACAATGCGAAAAACTTTGCTTCGACCGTATCGCTTACGGCAACTGCTAAACACAAAGTCATCATCATTGATGAGGCAGATAACACAACCAATGATGTTCAACTCCTCCTACGGGCGTTTACTGAGGAGTTTAGTGGCAACTGCAGATTCATCTTCACCTGCAACTATAAGAACAAAATCATTGAACCTCTTCATTCAAGGTGTGCGGTCGTTGAGTTTTCAATCACATCAAAACAAAAACCAGCAATCGCAGCAGGATTCTTCAAAAGACTCCAGCAAATCCTTGAACTGGAAAACATTAAGTTCGATACAAGAGTCCTTGTAGAACTCATCAACAAACACTTCCCAGACTGGAGGAGAGTCCTCAATGAATGCCAAAGGTACTCGGTGGGTGGAGAAATTGATACAGGTATTCTTTCTTCGTTCTTGGAGGTAAAAACTGATGACTTGATTAAGAGTCTCAAAGAAAGGAATTTCCCAGAAGTTCGTAAGTGGGTTGTTGGTAACTTAGACAATGATTCTGGAGTTCTTTTGCGTCGTGTTTACGATGCTTGTTATGAGTGTCTGGATGGACCTTCCATTGCTGCTGCTGTGCTTATTGTTGCAAAGTATCAGTATCAGTCAGTATTTGTTGCTGACCAAGAAATAAACCTTCTTGCTGCTTTAACTGAAATTATGGTGGAGTGTAAGTTTAAATGATTGGTAGAGATGAACTTATGCACCATCGTCTTCAGGCATGGTTGCGTGAAAATAAATCTAATGATTTGGAGTATCTTGGTTTTTATCCAGATACTTTGGGTGTTGATAAACACTGGTATCGCATTGATACATATGAAGTTACTGTTGATTGTATTGAAGATATTGAATTTTTGGGAGAAATTGAAGTAAATGATTGATGTAAAATTACTGCGTATTATAACTGGTGAAGAAGTTATTGCTGAACTTCTTTCCGAAACAGAGGAAACAATTACAGTACAAAATGGTCTTGTAGTTCTTCCAACTAATAATGGTGTTGGGTTTGCTCCTTGGGCAACAGTAATTAGTAAAGAAAAACCCGAAATTATGATATCTAAAAATCATATTGTATATGTTGTAGAGGTTCAAGAAGATCTTTCTAAAAAATATAATGAGATGTTTGGGAGTAAATTAATTACACCAAATGAGAAAAAGATAATTCTTTGATATTTGGTAAAATGGTCGAATTAAAAGATTGGTTGAATTCTATTAATCAAACAAAGAAAAATCTTCTTGATGAGGATCCTACTTTAGAAAAGGAATATACTCCATACATTGTCAACAAATGTCTTAGTGGAAGTATAGATTGTATTATGTTTGTTAATGAATTAAATGTTAATAACAAATTGGATAAGAAACTTCAATATGATTTTCTTATAAATACTGTGAGAACCAAGAAGAGATTTTCTCCTTGGATGAAAAAGGAAAAAATTAAAGACCTTGAATACGTCAAATCTTACTATGGTTATAGTACCGAAAAGGCAGAGCAAGCGTTGAGAATTCTTTCTGATGAACAAATTAATTTCATTAAACAAAAACTTGATGTCGGAGGAACAAAATGAGTGTCGTTCAAGAACCTGAAGTGAAGTGGTCACCAGACCAAATGGTCGAAGTTATTCTTAATGAACCAGATGATTTTTTGAAGGTTCGTGAGACTCTTACCAGAATTGGTGTCGCATCTCGCAAAGAAAAAAAAATCTATCAATCTTGCCATATTCTGCATAAGCAAGGAAAGTATTATCTGGTGCATTTTAAGGAACTTTTTGCCCTTGATGGTAAACCAGCAAATCTTACAGTAAATGACGTTCAACGTCGTAATAGAATTTCTCAACTACTTGCTGATTGGGGACTAATTACAATTGTTGATGTCAATAAAATTCAAGATATTGCTCCATTGAATCAAATTAAAGTTCTTTCGTATAAGGACAAGGGTGATTGGATTTTGGAAACCAAGTATAACATTGGTGCCAAGAAAAAAAGGGTTGAAGGGGAAACCGAATAATTTTGTAGGGAGGTCAGAACCTCCCTTTTTTATTGTTTTCTGTTAAATAATAGTGGATGCCAAATGGGTCCACACAACACAAACTCGCTTTTAAAGGAGCTACAATAATGACAAGTATCACTAGGTATACTGCTGCGGATCTTCCTACGTTAATGGATAGAATCGCTAGAAATGGTATCGGTATGGATGAATACTTTAACAAGTTATTTAATGTTCATGAAACAACTTCCAACTATCCCCCATATAACCTTGTTCAAGTAAGTAACGTAGAATCACGACTTGAACTTGCACTTGCTGGATTTAAGAAGAAGGAGGTTTATGTCTATACACAAGATGGTAAACTGTTCGTTGAGGGACAAAAAGAGGATAAGGAATCTGACACCAACTACGTCCATAAGGGATTGGCTCAACGATCTTTCAAGAGAGCATGGACAATGGCAGATGATACAGAAGTCACAGATGTATCCTTTGAAGATGGACTCCTCTCTGTCAACTTGAAAAAAATTGTTCCAGATCACCACAAACGAAAAGATTATCTATAAATATATTTGAATATCGTCGGCGCAGGGGAACGACTGGCAAAATCCAGTTGACTTCCCCCTTTTTTCTTGCTATAATTTTTTGAGGTGCTTGGAGTAAATGGCTATTAAACTTGCGGTTTTAAAATCTGGAGAAGATATTATTGCAGATATTAAGGAATTGGTAGATGATGATGGAAAGGCAGTATCATTTGTATTCCAAAATCCTTACTCTGTTAAATTGCTGTCTCCTCAAACTTTAATGGAGCAGACTGAAAATGAAAGGGAATATAGCGTATCATTTATTCCCTGGATTCCTTTGTCACACGATACTGATATTGCAGTTGGATTTGATTGGGTGGTTACTATAGTGGAACCAACAAAAATGTTAAAAGAATCTTATGAGGAAAGAATGAATGGAAAGTCAAGTACTAATACTAGTGTTGATGAACAATATGTCCCTGATAACGAGGGTTGAGGAAGTATCGTCTGAATTAGGAGAACCAGATTGTAGATTAGTTAAACCTTATCTTATTGATTCTGATTTAAATATTTCTCCCTGGTTAAGTGAATTCACAAATTCAGATGAATTTATGATGAGTTCGGATAAAATTCTGACATTAATTGAACCTAAAAAATCATTACTTGACAAATACTTAGAACTTACCCAATGAGATTTTACACCAACGTCTATGAAAAATTTAATAAAATGTTGGTCCGTGGTTATGATAATGGTGAGTATTTTCAAATAGAAGAGGATTATCAACCTACTCTATTTGTACCTTCAAAGAAAAAAACAAAATATAGAACGTTGGATGGATATCCAGTCGAACCTATTCAACCTGGAAAGATTTCTGATTGTAAGGAATTTCTAGACAAGTATTCTAAGGTTGAGGGATTTACTGTCTATGGTAATGACAACTATAAAGCACAGTATATTTCAGACAAATATCCTGAGGATGAGATAAAATTTGATATTGCAAAGATTCGACTCTTTACAATTGACATTGAGGTTTCTGCCGAAAGTGGATTCCCAAATGTCTTTGATTGTGCGGAAGAAATTCTGACAATTACCCTTCAGAACTATGCAACAAAGCAGATTATCTGTTTTGCAAATTCCAGAGAGTATGACAATACTCGCAAAGACCTTGCATATGTGAAGTGTTCTGATGAAATTGATTTGATTCACCGATTCCTTGCATTCTGGCAACAAAATACTCCAGATGCCATCACTGGATGGAACTGTGAGTTGTATGATATTCCATATATTGCTGGACGTATTGAACGGATTCTTGGGGAGAAGGAAGCACGTCGTCTTTCTCCTTGGGGAAATATTCGAAGGAAAGAACTTGTAATTCAGGGTAGAGAGCAAATCTCTTATGAAGTAGCAGGAGTATCTGTGATTGACTACCTTGATTTGTATAAGAAATTCACTTACACAAACCAGGAATCTTATCGTCTTGACCACATCGCATTTGTGGAACTGGGACAGAAAAAACTAGACCACTCTGAGTTTGAAACCTTTAAGGATTTTTATACGAAAGACTGGCAAAAGTTTGTAGACTACAACATCAAAGACGTTGAACTTGTTGACCAATTGGAAGACAAGATGAAACTTATTGAATTGTGCTTAACAATGGCATATGATGCTAAAGTTAATTACAATGATGTGTTCTTTCAAGTAAGAACTTGGGATGCCATCATTTATAATTATCTTAAAAAAAGAAATATTGTAATTCCACCTAAAGATAAATCATCTAAAGATGAAAAATATGCTGGAGCATATGTTAAGGAACCAATTCCTGGCATTTATGATTGGGTTGTCAGTTTTGACCTCAACTCTTTGTATCCTCATCTTATTATGCAATATAATATCTCTCCCGAAACTCTTTTAGAAGAAAAGCACCCTCAGGCAACGGTTGATAGAATCTTAAATGAGCAAATTAATTTTGAACTGTATAAAGATTATGCGGTCTGTGCCAATGGTGCTATGTACCGTAAGGATGTGAAAGGATTTCTTCCTGAGTTGATGGAGAAAATGTATGGGGACCGAGTTATCTTCAAAAAGAAGATGATTGAGGCAAAGAAAGAATACCAGAAGACTCCAACCAAAGAATTGGAAAAGGAGATTGCTCGTTGCAATAATATTCAGATGGCAAAGAAGATTTCTCTGAACTCTGCTTATGGTGCCATCGGAAACCAATACTTTAGATACTATAAACTAGCAAATGCTGAGGCAATTACTTTGTCTGGGCAAGTATCAATCCGTTGGATTGAGGGGAAAATGAATAAGTATCTAAATAAGGTGTTGAAAACAGAAAATGTTGATTATGTTATTGCTTCAGATACTGATTCTATTTACCTTAATATGGGTCCTTTGGTTAAATGTGTATACAAAGGAAGAGAGGAGACTCGTGAGAAAGTTGTTTCGTTCCTTGATAAGTTGTGTGGTATGGAACTTGAAAAGTATATTGAAAGTTCTTACCAAGAATTGGCTGACTATGTAAATGCATATGAGCAGAAAATGCAGATGAAACGGGAGAATATTGCTGACCGTGGAATCTGGACTGCTAAGAAACGATACATTCTTAATGTTTGGGATAGTGAAGGAGTTCGTTATGAACAACCAAAACTAAAGATTATGGGACTGGAAGCAGTTAAATCTTCTACTCCTGCACCTTGTCGTCAGATGATTAAGGATGCTCTCAAACTCATTATGACTAAGACTGAAGATGATATGATTGAGTATATTGAGAAGTCTAGAAGGGAATTTAGTAATCTTTCAGTAGAGGAAATTGTATCTGATGTTGTTAAGCATAAAGCACATGCAACAATTTATGGAAAAGGAACACCAATCCATGTTCGGGGTGCTCTTCTCTATAATCATTTCATTAAAGAAAAAAAACTTGATAAAAAGTATGCAGCAATTCAGAATGGTGAAAAAATTAAATTTTGTTATTTAAAACTTCCCAACCCAATGCGTGAAAATGTAATTTCTTATATTCAAGAATTTCCTAAGGAATTGGGATTGGACAAATACATCGACTATGAACTACAATTCAATAAAGCATTCTTGGAACCTATGAGGGTTATCCTTGATGCAATTGGTTGGAAAGTTGAAAAAACAATTACTCTAGAATCATTTTTTTCCTGATGGATTTGCCTATTAACGACGAAGAACTGAATACAATTGTAAGAGCAATGGCTCTCGGTGGAGACACTGCACTATATCAAAAACTTAAACTTGTGAAGGAACTAAAAGAACAGGGACTTCCTTATAAAAAAATCTTACGTGAAGAATATGGGATGGTAGCTTGATGGATTTTCTTAAAGATATTGTAAAGGAAATTGGTGGTGAGTATACACAACTTGCTGCTGATATTGACGAAACAGAGACTTATGTTGACACAGGTTCATTTATTTTTAATGCACTGGTTTCAGGTAGTGTACTTGGCGGTGTATCTGGGAATAAGATTACTGCTATTGCTGGAGAGTCTAGTACTGGAAAGACTTTCTTCTCTCTCGCTGTGGTTAAGAACTTCCTTGATAATAATCCCGATGGTTATTGTCTCTACTTTGATA